TTAGCGTTGCTACCACGTGTATATGCCATATATTTCACCTCTTTTTTCTTTGTTGAAATTGTAGGCGTGTTTCCTCATTTATAAGTATAACAGCCTTTTTAATTATTAAATTATCGACTTTACTGCTTGTCTTGGCTCTGGGCCATCAGGAATGAGGGCGTCCATCTGGTGATAGTCAAAATCAATAATGATCTTGTTTCCTCCATATGTTCGTGCTGTTCCAAAATCTATAATGTCTCTAGTCTCTTCCAGTTGGTAGACTTTAAAGTTGTGAAAATAGAACATGTTATCTATGACGGATCCATCGTCTAACCGTATTTGTCTATTTGCACACCAAGCATTTAACTCTTCTGCTGTTTCATCGAATCTGTCCATTAGTCTAAGAACTGCCTCTTGAACCTTTACCATGTTTAAAACCGTGTTGTCTGCAGTAGCATAAAAATAATACATCAACTGCTCACACTTTATATGTGGAAATCCATTCTTATTCATCTTCATCAGTCTATCCCAAGTAGCCATTACTCCGCCTTCTGGAAATAACTCAGTTAAATTATCAATAGTGGAAGGTGTTGATGGGAAAAATGGAATTCTGCCAATATCTGTCATTGATGGAATTTTTGCCTCTAGGTATTTATTAATCCATAGAACTGGAGTGTTCAACAAGTTATCATTTGCCATTATGCTACACCTACCTTAGTTATCCAATTATACCCTGCAGTTACGCCAGCAGATCTTCCAGCCCTTTTACCAGATCTAATATTATTTTTAAACTCAATCGGGTTGCTTAGGTGCGCTGCAGCCCTGCTTGTTTTTAAAAATGATTGAGCAAAGTATTGGGTAAAGAATATGTTGCAAGTTGCCTCAAATTTATTTTGTGCCTGTGTTCCTCCAGGATTATCTACAACAACTGGCTTTCTTGTAAATACAGTTTCTCCGTCAACCTCAAATGCCAAAACATTAGACATTCTTGGTCTTATGGTTACAGACTGACCATTTTCAATTATTGAAGCCTTGTTGTAAAAAGGAACATTAGATCCACTCTTTACTGTTGTAGACTGTCTAAAAGAACTACTAAACTTTATTCTGTTTGGATTTGCCACAAAATGTATGTCAAATAATCTTGCTTCTGGAGATCCAGTTTGATACCACTCATATACGTGCTGGAGTGTTGCTGGAGAAACCCTAGCATTCGTATCTATAAAGTTTCCAAGAAGTTCTGCTGTTTCTTCTCCTAGTGACTTCATAAACTTAGCCTTGCCTGCTTTTGCTCCATCTAAAAATCCAATAGAATACTCTATAATGTTATCCATTTCTTTTTTAAATAATCTGGCATCAAACTTTACACCTATCATATAGTCACCGACTGATTCTCTGATCTTCTAATGATGATGCTGTAATATTCAACTCCACCAAAAGGTCCTACGTATGGCTCAATTCTTGCAATTTCAAATATTGTAGACTTGCCTGCTCTTGGCCCAGATGTTTCAATGTAAATATCATTGCAATTGGAATCCTGTATATTACTAATAACTACATTTGTTATTGAGTTGTTTCCATTAACTGATGATATCCTTGGATCTGTTTTACATCTACCAATTAAAAGTTTTTCCTGTGTTATGTTTACGTTTGGGGTTACTTCTTCTTTTGTTGCAGATCCTGCTGAATTAAAATTACAAGCAATAGTTCTGTCTTGAATCCACTGCTTCTTGACGTCTCCATATGCACCCTGCTCAACAATTGGATAGAATATATCCGCCTTCATGGGAAACATAAAGTCTGTTGATTCGCATATCATTAAATTATCCCTGGCTTGGCAATCGTCTTTGTATATTTATCTAGGATCTTATCAACAATGAAGTTTCCAGTTCCATCAAACATTTTGCCGTCAAACTGAATTCTAAACTGGTCAGTATTATATGATGTAACATATCTCTTATAGTAGTCTAACTTACCGCATTTAAGATCTTCAATTAGCAGTTTAGTTGCATACTCTACATCTGGCGGAACAGCCTTGTATCCTACATCTAGGACAAATGTATAATCCCATCCTCTTGGAAAGTCAACACTTCTTCCTGGGCCGACGTGCCCTAAGTCTCCAGATGCTACTGGAAGATACGCAAGTCCCTGCTCTACTCTATTATAAGTATTTTGTGCAACTACAGCCTTTTGAATTGCTGTGTTATCTAGAGTCATTCCAAAATTATAAATATTAACCTCTGGATTTTCTACGTCATATACCAAAACATTGTTCTCGTATACCTTCAATATCTTATTGAAGTCTTCCCAGATTGGGTAGTAGTCTGTTCCATTTCCAACGCCTTGAACAATATGCTTTGCATCATAGAAACCTTCAACAATTTGTGAATCAATGATGGACCTTGCTACCAGTTCTAAAATCTTATATTCTTCTACTTCTGATGCTGTTGATCCAAGTAGGTGTGGATTAACATATGGTCTTAATATATCTAAGTTACTATCTTCGACAATTATGTTATCTTCGTTATAAATTCTAAATAAAAATTTTCTATCAAACTCAACCTTTGCCAAAGATAATGTATAGTCTACCTTTGAATTTGAGTCTGATGTTACATCTATTGTTTCGGTAGAGTGATCCACCAAATCCTCAACATAGATACTATAGTTTGTGTTCGGTAAAGGAACAGACCAAGTTGTTGTAATAGGATAAGGTGGAACTCTCAATACCTCCATTTGTTACTTCCCAAATTCCTTTGCAACTTCTTCTGGTGTTGCAATACGAATATGGTCACGAGTGAGCCACTTATCAGCAGCAGACTTTGCAACAATATTATAGCCACGATAAACCTTGCCTACCTCAGACCAAGTAACATTCTTGGTTGAGAATAGTGCAACCTTTTCCTCGGCTGGCTTCTCTTTTGATGCTGGAACTCTTCTTGGTGTTGGCTTTGAAACTGTTGTTCCAATTGCTCCACCTGTAGTTACTCCAACGCCCTGGACTTCTTCAGATCCACCAGTATATGATGGTCTTACGATTGTGTCCTCGTGCTTTACTTCTGGCTCTGCAACGTGTGCTGGAGCCTCTACAACTGCCTCTGCTGGAGCCTCTACAACTGGTGCTTCAACTGGCGCTTCTACAACTGCTTCAGCAACTAGTGCTTCTACTGGTGTTTCTACGACTGTATCTTCAACAATTGGCTTTGGTGTCCATGGCGATGATGTATTTGCATTATTAAAATCTGACATATTAGCCTCCTTGTTAGTATTATATCATTAAAGTATTAAAGGGAGTAGGAGCGTTAACTCCTACTCCCCTAATGTTAACTGTTTACAGATTATGCATCTGCAGCAGCGTCAGCGAATGCGATAGCATCCTGTTCTTCCCACTGAATACCGAAGCGAACGAAGACTGTATATTCTACAGTGTCCTTCTTTGGCTTGTACTCACGGTTAACAGTGATATCACGCTGGAATCCCCATACACGGTTCTGTGGGAATGTCAAGTCGACATATCCTGCAGGGTAGTATGGAACTTCCTGCACATCTACTCCGAGAACACGAGTTGTTCGTGCTGCTCCGAATGTCTGTGCTGCTCCGTCAAGGTATGCCTGACGGTTTGCTGGTGTTCCTGCTGGAGTTCCAGCAAAGGCTTCTGCGATTGCATCTGCCAATGTTCCGTTGTGCTTGATGATGCCCTGGAATGCGTCTGTTCCAGCATAGAACTTCAAGTTAGACTTGATAGCACGATACTTACGTGGCATTGCTAGGATGATCTGCTGCATTACTTCTGGTGTCCATGCGTTGTTAGCAACGGTGACTACAGACTCGTGAGCATCTCCATCTTCCTTAACACGGTTTACGAAACCGTTCATGATACCAAGGAATGCGCCATCTGCGTTGTCGCCTGTTCCGTTGATTGCTAGATCTTCGATATCGTTAGCAAAAGCATTTGTCATCAATCTTACGACGTGATCTTCAAGTGCTGCTCCTTCGATATTGTCTTCTAGTGCTTCTGATGATACTTCCCAATCAAGACGAATCTTCTTTGTAGTCAATTCGACCTTTGAGAATGTTGCACCAGCGTTTGTGTATGCACCGTCTGCCTGAGCAGCAGCACGAATTACACGCTCACCAACGTTAACCTTTTCAAGTTCCATGGTGTTTGCTCTCATTGTGACACGACGGCCATCTTGAGCAAGGATTGTTGCATCCCACACGTAGTCAATAAAACGACGTGCTTGTTCAGGGCGTAGAATACCGCTTCCAGTATCACCTGAAGGATTTACTGCATTTGGTCCTGATGTTGTTCCGAAGTTTGCTGTTGGGATTGTTCCCAAAGCGCCTCCGTCTGTATAGTTTCCAGGAACATTTGTTCCTGCGTCTGAACCTGATGCGAATGCACCTTGACCCTGATAGAGTCCTGGAGCAGTTCCTCCTGGGTTACTTCCGTTTCCAGGCTGGTTCTTATTAATTTCTTCCGACATATATTTCACCTCCAAGTGATTTTCTAATTGAATAGATCGGCTGTTTTGAGGAAACGTCCGCCCCATAGGGATTTTTCAACCATCTCTGGTTGTGTCTCGATGATATCGCCGATATCTCCAGACTTTCGGAAAGCGGTGTCTGCCTCTACAGCGTCTACTCGCTTACCAAACTTATCGAATTCCTCACGTGCTGATGCAATATCTTTTGCAACTGCCTCGAAAGAATTTTTTGCTGTGTCAACATCTACCTTTGAAGACTTAAGAAGTTCTACTTCTGCCTGCAAAGACTTGACTGTATTTAATAGATCGCTAAAGGCTTTTTCAAGACCGTCATTAATTTCTGTAACTGCTTCTGCAATTACCTCATCTGACTTAGGAGCCATAGGCTTTTTAGCCTCTGCCTCTTCATCTGCTGGAGTTTCTGTAGCAGCATCTGCAGCGGATT